TTAGTTACATCGCTATTCTTCGGAGTCGCATGTATCATGGGCATAAGATTGCCACATGGTAGCTTATCCGTTGTTCTCGATCAGGCTGGTAAAGCCCGTGTAGTTGCTTCAACTAACACGGTGTACCAGATCGGATTGAGCCGAATACATGACTTCACCTTTAATCTTTTACGAAAGATTGCTGAGGATGGTACATTCGATCAGCATAGACCGGTCAAAGTGTTGGTTAATAAAACCAGCTCTGAAGCCTTCTATTGTTATGATCTAAGCGCTGCGACAGATAGATTACCTATTAAATTGCAAATCCAGGTTCTCAATACGTTGAGACCTAGATTAGGTGATTTATGGGGAAACCTACTGGATATCGAGTGATTCTATAAGAACACTCCTATCAAGTATTCTGTCGGTCAGCCTATGGGTGCATTGAGTTCGTGAGGTATGTTAGCTATTACACATCACATCATAGTCAAAATTGCAGCAATCACATCAGGAATTAAATCCTTTTGTGACTATGCAGTTTTAGGTGATGATATTGTTATCCGTAACAGTACCGTTGCTGAAGCTTATCTTAACATTATGAAGCAGCTCGGTGTCTCTATAAACTTGTCAAAATCAGTAATTTCTAACGATTTTGCTGAATTTGCTAAGACTTATAGAGGTCCGAACTTAAACTTTACTCCTATTGGAGCAGGTTTAATCCTTCAAACTGTGAGATATCCGGCTTATGTTAGTATGTTATTAACTAATCTCTACCAGATCGCTTTCTTTACAACTATAGGTGACGTAGTCAAACTCCTTAGAAAACCTATATCTTTTAAAAGATATAATGTTTTCCTTGGTTTATGATGTTGTATCGGAATCAGAGGTGCTGTATTTAGAGTGAGAGAAGCTGACGTTGTCTATAAAAGACAAGCGATAGCTTATATGCTCTCATCCAAGCAACGCGATTCTATTATGGTTAGATTTAAAATCTTCAATGCATTATTGCATTTAAGATGAAAATTCTATCATGATACAATATTAAAGACTCTCTATGGAATACCGCGATTAATCTTGCAACTAATCGAGAAGTCTTCCGCCAGAGATCCATCACTTAGGGTGTTTGAGTCCCTTTTAATTTTAATTAACTTCGGATTATGACTACACGTCTGATTTCATATCAGATCGCTATATTCACTAATTAGTTCCTATATCAAATTTCAAAATACAGAATTCAACTGTACTTGAGAGGAGATCGAGGAATTAGCTGATGACCCAGATGTAGATTTATTCACGATTGATCTTTTTGATAAGAAGCGAGTACAGGGTGTGGGAAACCACGCCCGGTTACTTGCATCTTATATGAAGATGATTGGAGATAAAACTGTTAATTGGGATTGAGGCGAGATGGATAGTCTCGTCATCGATCGTCCAAGATTCCTAGCAGGTAAACCTGTTAAGAAGCTCTGGGTAAATCTCAGCGATTGATAAACCTCCTAGACTACTAGCAAGGGGTGGAATTGATGTCCACCTCGTAGTTAGTCAACCGGTCATCGACAGCTTACGCTGAAAACGATGAAAAGGTTTAGGAGTTCACCAG